CAGGAGGGCCTTCGGCTTCTCCGCCCTTGGCTGGAGATGTTGATGCAGAAGCCCTCGTTGATCCATCTGCACCCATAGCCACCAAGGCGCCTGTATGTGGAGCGTTTCTGAGGATTCCGGCAGCCACATTTGAACCAGTCCCCTTGAGGAAATCGGGAAGCAGGGCATCCTGGATTTTAAAGCCAAATGTAGCGCCGGCTTCAGCAATCTTTGCGATGAACTTGGAGTAAGCGTCGTAAGCCGAAAAGATGTAGGCGACGAAGACCTTCATTTTAGACGTGATGGCATCCATGCCGTCGTTATAATCGCCGATGAGCTTGAGGGTCTTGCCGTCTACGATGGGGGCATTGGCGATGTCCTTGCTGAGTTTCAGGTAGTCGTTGAGAAGCGGCAAGATGTCGTTGCCAATCTTGTCGCCGAAGAATGCCGTGGAGATGAGCAGTCGTTCAGAGTCGTCGGCGCTTCCAGACATTGCCTCTGCGATGGCGAGGAAGACGGCCGTCGCGTCGCCGGACTTCAGCTGGTCAATCGAAATGCCAAGGGCCTTGAACATCTCGACTTTCTTACCCGTGCCGGCGGCGGCCTCAGCCATGTCCACACGCAGCTGACGGGTCGCCTTAGCCAGGACGGAGATGGATACCCCAGACTGTTGGGCGGCGTAAGCTAGTTTCTGGAACTGCTCCGCAGATAGGCCTGAACGGTCAACCTGATCGGCGACCGCACCGAGTTCGCGGAACGTGCCTGAGATTAAGTTAAGCGCCTTGTCGAAGAGCACGGCCCCGGCGAACATGCCGGTGAACTTCTTGATGATGTCGTCGCCCGCCTTCTTGAACGACTGACCAAGGGTCTCGACCGACTTCTTGGCCCGACCCGTCACTTGTTCGACGTCGGACTTACCTTTCAATTCATACTCAAGTTTCTGGGACATGGGGCGGGGGGGTCTTTACCTCTGCGGCAGGGGCAACCTTTTCAAGGCGTTCCTGCTCTTCCATGAAGGCCTCCTCATCGGTGGTCAGAATCTTAGACTCCGAGCCGTTCATCGCGGCATAGGCGGCGTTAAACCAAATGGCCTGACACTCCGGCATTTCCCACGCGCGCTTTTCCTCGAAATTATTTTTAACCAGGGAGGCGACCACCATGAGCGGCCAAGGGATGCCCGCGTCTTCGGCCGAGCCCCCGGTCTTCGTGTTGGCTGTCCAGAACTTCGGCCACGCGCCGACATGGGCGTACTCTTGGAACCGTTCGCACTCGGTCAGGAAGCGGCCCGGGCGTTCGGTAAACGACTTGACCAGTTTGACCTCCTTGTCGGTCAGCTCGCCGATCGGTTCCTCGGCGCATATCTTGACCGCCGTCAGAAGGTCCAGCGGGGTAGGCTCTCGGCCTGAGTCATCCGCAAAGGGAGACCCAACGGCCAGCAAGCGCACGCGGTACTTGAGACACCACGGATAAACAGACCGACCAAGCATTTGAAGCTTGGCCGCTGGGTCCGTGAAAGCGCGCAGGAATCTTCCGTCCACGCTACCTATCCTACCCCTTGCGGGGTGGAGTCAATGCGTAGATTAGGCGTAGGCGATGCCTTCGTAATCGACCGCCTCGACAGAGACAGAGCAGAAGCCCTTGTTCTGCGATTTCTCGTCTACCTTTGTCACGACTCCCGTGAACGAAGACGAGGCAGTACCAGCGTTATAAGAGGCGTTCGTATTGATCGCGAAGGTGATGGTCGCGCCGAGGACCGGGACGGTTCCGACCTTGACGATGCCGTCGATGCTCAGGGTCGTTTTGCGATCGTCGAGCCGATGGGTGACGGTGACGCCAGCCTCGTTCTGGACGGTGTCTTCGTTGTTGAATCCAGCCGAGACAGAGAAGGACTGAATAAACAGATTAGCCACGGTTCCCGTGCCGATGCTGTATACGCAAGAAGTGCCGTTGAGGATAGCTGCCATAGTCTTTGAAACTGCGGGAACGGGCAACCCTTAGGCGGTCGGGTTCACGACCACGAAGACGTCAAAGGTCAGGACCGAAGCCCAGGAGCGCTCGTCGCGGCCTTCATCTTCGGACTCAGGGGTCACGTCGTAGCAGAGGGCATCCCCGCCCGCCACGAAGGCGGCCTTTATCGCGGAGATGTCAGACATCGCCCCGGCCGCGGCGGCCACCCTGGCACGATGGGCGGTCAGGGTCGTGTCGTCGGCGTTGGAGAAGATGGTGACGCGGACCGAGCAATGGAAATTGCCAAGGCCTTCGGGCAGTTCGGCCGGAGCCCGGGCGGCGTCGCAAAGGACCACGCACTTCGGCAGCACGTTGATCTCGGCGTTGTCGCCAGTGTAGACGGCCACGCCGGCTAGGCCTGACTCGGCGGTGAGATAGGTGTCGAGGACGCCCTCGGTGATGTGTCGGACTGAGATGGTACCCATAGAGTGGTTAGCGTTTACCGCGGTTGAACTTTTCCTTCTGCTTTTGAAGCATGTTCTCGAGCATGGCTGGCATCTGCTTTACGCGGTTTCCGTAGACTAGGTTCTTGGTATCCGCGTCGGTTGCAATAAAGTCAGTATCTCCAATGCGATTGCCGAGGGTAAGGTTGATGATGAGCTCGCCGACCTCACGCATGGACATGACCACATAGCCGTCGCTCTTTGCATGGCGCTTGATCCACAGCGGAATCTGAGAGCGGCCTGAGTTCTTACGTGAGGCGGGGCCGGAGAGGGTGGTAGGCTTCGGCAGCTTGTTAAGGGTATCGACCCAGCCGGCCTTGATGCGGCCGACCATCTGCTGGCGGTACATGATGTAGTTCCTGAGCACCTCGTCTTTGACGATAGTCCGTTGCCAGAACTCGATGCCTGGGCCGCCATTCTTAATGATGCGTCCGCCGAACCGCTTGCGCGCCGTCTCGTGAATCTGGCGAACCTCCTCGCGGGTTTCGACCGTGGGCTTGTTGAAGATGTTGGACGCCTCCTGCTGCCCAATCTTGCCGAAGTAGTTCTTCAGCTTGTTGAAGCCCTTCTGCGTACCGAAGCCGTTGCCGAACATCCGTTCCCAGAGACCATTGCCGGCGAACAAGTCTGAGTTAGCCGCGGCCAGTTTCCAGAACTTGGCAGGATTGTTCGTATAGGATGCGCTACCGAGTTTACGGAACAGGCGACCACGTTTCGCCCGGACGCTTCCCTCACGCTCGCCGACCATGACCGACTTGACGTCCCTCATCACGGCCAGTTCGCCGAACTTCTTTGCGTCCTTGCTCATGCCGTCGCCCCCGGCCTTGACGATGGGGGGCGTGAAGATCATGGAGTCTCGGCAGCACAAGGCGCCTTGCTCCAGGAACACATCCTTCATGCCGTCCCCTGACCCTTTGCTAAAGGCCTCGATGGCCGCCACGAACTCGTCGCGGCTGCGGGGGACTATGCTCCCCTGCATCATTGGTCGGCGTCGATGACGATCAGGGTGATCCAAGCCGAGGCGGGCTTATAAGTCTGGCTATTGATACGGACGACCTTGCCCCCGACAGTCAGGCGCTTGCCGATACCCAGTCCAGCCACGGGCACCCCTGCCGCGAGGGTCGGGCCTGATGCCCCCGTAGACCCATCTGGGAGGCTCCAGGAGGCCGTTACAGCGGGCAGGCGGACAGAGTATTGGGTCCGCTCGTTATACCCCCCCGCCTCGAGGACGGTGGTATAGGCGGGTTCGGAGATAAGGCAGGAGAAGGTCAACGCCCCGCCGGCGGTCGAACCAGGGATACCTAGGTCCGCCACGATCTCCTTGGCATCGGGGAGAAACTCAGGATACAGGCTCATAAATCTGCAAGGGTGGGCAAAAAAAAGACCCCCATTTCTGGGGGTCTCGTTTCGTGGGGCTTTAAGCCCCGGCGATTACGGGTTGTAGATCGAGGCGATCGTGCCGGAGGTCACAGACTTCGACGCGCCGAACATCAGTTCAGCCGAGGCGACGAGGTTGCGGGTGCTCTTGTCGGCCCAGACGTTGTAGTAGATGCTCATGCCGAGACCTTCGAGGGTCACGACTTCAGAGACGAGCATGCCATCACGGACGTTCTCGAGGGCAGGGGCAGCGGAGGCCATGGCGATCGCGTCAGGGGAGCAAGCGAAACCAGCCAGCTTGGCCTCAGACGGGAAGAGGTTGGCGTAGTAGACGCCGCCATCGAAACCGTAGGCGCCATCAGCGAGAGGCAGGGAGGTCGTGCTCGTCGGGATCAGGTTGCTGTAGATGCCCGGGTTGACGATGAGCGCCTTGCGGCCGGCCTTGTTGACGCCAGCCCACAGAGCGCGGAGCTGAGCAGAGCCAGGGGTGACGACCGAGTCAGCGCCGGTGACCGTGGCGGCGCCGAAGTTGGCGACGGTGATCGGGGCGGTGGCGACGGACCAGATCTTATCGGCGAGGGCGTCGAGGTTGATCTTCACGAGGCGCTCGAGGCGGACGGCGTTCTGAACGTCAGAGTACGAAAGGCCGAAGGGCTGGTACAGGTGGTTCAGGGTGACGGCGGTGGCAGCGAGGGTGCTGTCGCCGATGACGTTGAAGGCGGACGGGTTGGTCAGCGTGGTGGAACCGGCGGTGGCGACAGCGACCTGGATGACGTCCTTCGGGCGCTTCACGTCCGAGGAGAAGTCGGTCGAGAAGTTGGAGAGGGCGGCGAGGCGGTTGGCGAGGACAGTCTGGGACTGGGCGGCGAGGGTGTCGACGATCAGCTGGGCTGCGATGGTGTTAGGCATATTAGTTTATACGGTGAGGGTTGGGGGAAATTATTTGGCAGACTTGAAGATGGCCGAGCGGTTCTTCTTCAGGAACTCGGTGCGCTCCTTGCCGAAAGGCATGGCGGCATACTGCTCGGCGATTTCAGCGTCGGTCGCACGGACCGGGCTGTCGCCCTGGGGAAGGTCGATGGGGGAGACGCCGACCTTGGCGACGATGGTCGCGGCTTCGGCGCTGGCGCTGACCTGGACGGCCGAAAGTTCGGCGACCTTGGCGGTCAGTTCTTCGACCTGTTTGACGGAGGCGGCGATGGCGCACTCGAGGTCGATGACCTTGGCGTCCTTGACGGCGGCCTCAACCTTGAGGCTCTCGACTTCGGAAGCGGAACCGACGGTGAGCTTCTCCACGGTAGCGCGGAGATCGTCACGTTCGGCGGAGGCGGAGGCGACGAGGGCCTCGGCGGCGGCGAGTTTTTCTTCGATGGTCATGGTCTTAAAGATTGCGGAGGTGGGCAACTGGCAGGGGTCAGAAAGTGGCGAGGGCTTCGCGGAGGTTCTGCACGATGCCCGTGACCAGACCCTTGGCGGCGGCTTCTCGCCCGGTGAAGACCTGACCTTCCATGTCTTCGTCACGGACGAAGCGGCGCTTACGGCGGACGGACTCGCGGAACTCGTCGCGGGTAGACTCGACGGAAGCCTGGAGATAAGCCCGCTGCTCGGCCGTGAGGGGTAGGCCTTCGGCGCCGGCGGCCTTGTGGATGCCCGCGGCGATGACCTCAAACTTGATGCCCTGGGCGGCGTAGTATTCTTCGAGATTAGGGATGACCATGTAGACGCCGATGCTCCCGATCTGGCTGCTGGCCGTGACGGTAAACTCGTCGGCCTGACTTCCAATCCAGTAAGCGGCGCTCGCGGCCATGTTGTCGGAGAAGGCGCGGGTCGGCTTCTTGTAGCCGGCGACCATGTCGGCCAGTTCCTGCACGCCCGTGACGGTGCCGCCAGGGGAGTTGATGGCGAGGAGCACGCGGTCCACGGCTTCATTGGCCTCAGCTTCTTCCAGCCAGCCAGCGATGACATCGACGTCAGCGCCGCCCATCATTCGCTCGATAGGGGAGAGACCCTTCCCGATGGGGCCAGACACGGGGACGACCGCGGTGGTCCCGACGACGTAGGGCTTGGGCGCTTCGCCGAAGAGCTGCACGATCATGTCGCCGAGGCCGGCGGCCTTGGAGGCTTCGACGTAGTCCTTGGCGCGGACCGGGTTAATCAGAAGTGGCTCTAGGCCGCGAAGCCCGTTGGAAAGAAAACGCACGGTATTAGGGGTTTGAAGGGGCGGGGGGAGGAGGAAGGTCGAGATTCTCGGCCACGTCGGGAGGAGTCTGGCTAGAGGCCTGACCCTGCTGGAGCCAGTTGAAGCCGGGCTTGTAGAGCATCCAGACCGGGAGGCCGGACTGCTTCGCAAGGCCGACGATATAGTTCATGTCCTGCGCGCGCTTCTCCATTTCCTGACGGAAGTCGAGGCCACGCTGGGCGTAGAGCTCGCTCATGGAGAGGAGACCCATCTCCACATCGTTGCGGTCGTTGGCGGCATCGCGTCCACCGTCCACGGTCACGCTCTTCGGCGTGGTCCACGAAGTCTCGTACCACTTCGGATCGTCAGGGATTTCACCCTTTGAGATGCCGTCGGCGATGATGTAATCCCAAGTCGGTTGGCAGAAGCGCTCGATGAGGATGTTCTGATACTTGCCGAAGACGCGGGCGGCCTTGGCCGTTACGAGCCTGATAGAAGCTCCGCCTAAGGCCTGTGGATTCGCGACGAACTCGAAAGGCAGACAGCCGTAGTTAACGTCGCGCTGGAGCTCGGTGATAAATCCCTGGAACGTCTGGTTCGGGCGTCGGCTTTCCTGCATCTCGAGCTTCTCGTTGGGCTCGAGTACGAGCAGCTTGCCGCCGGCCTGCTCGACGATGCCGGAGTAGCATCGGTCGCCGCCACCAAGTTCGGCTGCCATGTTGTCATCAATGAAGCCGCCCGCTTTGTTGAGCACCCTCGTCACCTCTGACTGGTCCTTGACGGCCCGGGTCTCGGCTTGGAGGATCTCGTCGATATCGGTCAGGCTATTGACCGAGTGTTGCAGGAGGGGGGTGCCACGCGCGGCGCTCGAAGACGTGAAGTCAACGATGTGCATCATCGCGTTAGCCAGGACCTGTCGGCTGGAATTGTTGGAGCGGTAGACCCAATAGGCTACGACCTCGCCGAAGTCACCGAACTCGACGCCGTCCCAGACTCGCTCGGGGCGGTCACGATCAGCAGGGTCGCCGACGCGATGGGCCTCGATGAGTTGAATCTTGGCCTCGTCCCGGGCGTTGCGGACCTTGGCTACGAACATGTCACCGTCTCGGATGAGCGAGCGAACGGCGATGCCCTGGCATTGGTAGAACGAAAGGCGGTTCGTCACGTCGATGCGCTTACCCTTCTCGGCGAAGTATTCTTCGTAGGCCCGGGCGGCTTCAGGGGTGCTCGCGTGGGACTGCGGCTTGATGCCGTCGCCCGACGTATAAAGCACCATGTCATTCAGGATGGCGTTGTAGAGTCCGTAGTTACGTTCGGCATGGCGGCACTTCTTCACCATGATGTTCCGATCGCGGGAAGACATCTCGCGGCGGGAGTCCACGTTGGCTCCCATGTAAATAATCTGGCGACCGTTGCTCTGGGTCACACTCTCCCATCGAGGGCCGGAAGGATAGCCCCCGCCACCGTTCGTAAAGGCCTGCTGCTGAGGAGCGCCGGCGGCGGCCGCAGGCACTTTCTTCGGCGCCTTCGCGGCGGTCTTGGGGGTGGTCTTCTTCGGAGACTTAGAGGCCATAGTTAGAGTCGTTGTTTCGGTTATCGTAGCGGACGTTAATCACGTTCCGGCGACGACCATAGCGCTGAGGGTCCAGCTGAGACAGGGCCCCCAGGGCCTCGGCAAGCATCTCCTTGGGGGGAAGGGCAAAACTCTTCGTGGCCGAGCTCGAAGAATCTGCGTAGGACATGAGCACCTTACCCTCCATGATCATAGAGACCGCCTTGGCCTTGATCGCGAGTAGCTCGTCTTCCGTCAATCCGATGAACAGTCCTTGCATAAATCTGCGGGTCTAGGCAACGGAGGGGAGAAACGGCCCCGGCCCTATGCCCCGATCGGCGCACACTCCGATGACGCTCCGGGACCGTCTCTCTTGCCTTCACTCTGACGACCCTCCTTCCTTTTGCAAGTCGTCAGCCGTGGCCTCCCGACCCACTACCCCCCAACGGACGGCGACCAGGAGGGCGAGGATTTCGCAGTCCAAGGCGTGATTGTCCTTCTTGCCCTGAGGCATCAGCCAGGTCGCCTTGCCCGTCCGGCGGTCTCGCACGCGCACCTCGGAATTGAGTTGCTCGACGTACTCAGGGGAGGCATCGCGTGCGAATGTAAAAACCTTCCTAGCCCGGAGGCCGTGCAGGAGATCTTTGGCGGGGACGTTGGCGAACGAGATAAGCCAAGCGCGTTGAGGAACGCCCGGTACCATGACGGCCTGCTTCTCGGAATAGAATCGGCGGATTGTGTTCCCGTCTCGGTCGCTGACTGAGAAGGATTCTGAGCCCGAACCTTTGGAACACTTCCAGCCGCGGAGCGCCGTCTGTCTGTAGACCTCTTGGGTCTGGTCACCTGAGTCCACTAGGCAGAGCGCCTTGTGGCAGCCGTGGAGTTTGACGAAGGCGTCCAGGTCTTGCCACGTCTCGACCTTGGCGAAGGCCTTGAGGCGGCTATGCCCTGACTTGGCGAAGCGGCGGACGATGGCGTAGAAGTATCCTCTTTGTACGTCGATGCCACAGACTCGGAATGGGATGCTGCCATCCGGCGCGCTTTCCTTATCGACGACCTTGCCCGCCGGCGTGATCACGGCCTCGCCTTCCCAGTCGTCCTCCATCGCGTAATCGGACGATTCGCTGGAGACGACCATCGACCCACCGTCATCACTCCAGGGGATAGCCAAATACTTCATCTTAAATTGTTTCCTCAATTCCTCGTCAGAGTAGGTGTCGCTCGCCTCCTTCGCTTTTAGCATGTCCACGGCCAAGGAGCCCCAGCTCGTCGAGGCCAAGGCGTTGACGTGCGTCCCGACCCACCCGGTCTTCTGGGGCTGCGCGGTCTGGACGAACTGGGCTCCGTTCTCCACGGCGTTGCATTCGATGCGCGTCTCGTTCGTGTCGGGCAGGCGGCGCTTACAGCCGGCGCATTCGTAGGTCGTGTTCTGCTCGACCATGAGGTGGTCCCATCCTGCGGGGCTTTTCGCTTCCTCGGGAAACCTGATGTAGGACCAATCCCAGGGCTGGAGTTTCCGGCAATCCTCATGCGGGCAGACGAAGTTCCACTCGTGCCGCGTCGTCATCATCCAGATGTTGTCGAGGTCGCCCCCCACAAGGCCGGCCTGCGAGAGATAGAGTTTCTTGGCCGTCCATTCGTAGGCCTTGGTTCGGGCCATCGACTGGGCCACGGCTCCTTTCTTCCAAAGCCAGATTTCGTCTCCGATGACGTACCGGGTCGAGATGCGCTGGAGGTCCTTCTCGGTCGTGGCTGAATTGTTGTAGACGATCGTCCCGTCCGCAAAGTCGATGATGTCGCCCTTGGCGTTATCGTTCGGAGAGATGTGCCGACGCACGTCATCGACGAGATTGAACATCGGCCGCAAGTAACGGATCGTGAAGTCCGCCGCGTTGACCTGGTTGTCCATGTAGATGACCATGTTCCCGCGGTCGTTCGCCATCAGGTAGGTCGCCGCCAACCGGGCCTTGAGGGTCTTGCCCGTCTGAATCGACCAGAGGTCCACCATCGTGCGCGTCGATGGGTCGAGGAAAAGACGCAGGCTCTCCGCGATCCACGGCCAGCGCTTCGGGTTGTATCCGCCGGCGAACGCTCCGGCAGGGACGCGGGTGATGTTGCGCCCAAGCCATGCCACGGGGTCGGCGTTGTCGGGCGGGGTCAAGGCCTCGCGGCCGATGGCGATTAGGTCGGCTCGGTTCATGTGTCGAGACCGTGCTCCTTGAGAAGTTTCCAGAGTTGGTCGGAGAAGGTCGACCACTTTGGCCGCTTGTCCCGGAACGGACGCGAGGGCTTGGGCATCGGCTTGCGCTTGGCCGCTGGCTTGCGCTTGCGCTTAGGCATCGGCTCCTCCGCTCAGTTTCTCGCGGACCTTGCGGACGTATGCCTGGAGAACGGCGATGGCCTTGGGCGGGTCGTTCGGGTTGCACGCCTCGCCCACCTCACTCGGCATCCGCTCCATCGCCTCGAGCCATTCGCCAGTCAGCTGAAGCATGGCCTCCTTGGCCTCTGAAGATTTGATGTATTCCCGAGCCATGATCGCGCGGCGCTCGGCCTCGGCCTCGAGGTCAATCAGCTTGGCCGTAGCCTGGTTGTATTGGGTATGGTATTTCGCTTGGTCCCTGTCCCCGGTCTCCATCGCCGCCTGCCAGACGTCACGCGCCCGACTGACCAGGACGTTCTGCCGATGGATGCGTTGCTGGATCGTGCCGTCATCGAGGGACGTGGGCTCGGTCGGCACCGGCGCCGCCGCAGCTCGAGCAGCCGCCCGGGCTTCCCGCCACGCAGTCGCTTCCGCCACGCTCGCCGTCGGCATGCCTTCGCGTCGAAGAACGCCCACGCGCTGAACGCTCACGCCAAGCGCCGCGGCTAAAGCGGCCGTAGTCAGGTTTACCGCCTGGCTCATTTAAACAGGGGATTCGTGTCAACGAGACCCCTTTGTAAATGAGGCGGTGGCAGGCCA